GGTCTGGAATCCTTCTGGTAAACGTACTATTGAGTACATTTAAGATATGTTTGTTATATTCTTGTTTAAATATTTCAGCTTCACCATAACTTTGTTCATAAAACTTAGCTTTATAAGCTGCGTAATATTGAACTGCCGTACTCCACGGGTCAATAATTTGGTCAACTACATTAGGATTTGTAGTAGAAAGAGCAGTTGGCAATATATTTGTATCTATCTCAATGTAATATTGCTGGTCTGGAATAGGTGCTATGTACATGGCTTGTTGACCGTACATAGAAAAACAAATAGGTCTACCAATATAATTCTGCCAATATCTTAACTGTGCAGAGAAATTAGACCAGGGTAAATACCTAAGAGGTATTCTAGAATTACCCCAATAAAGGTTAACGCTGACAACGTCATAGGTTTGTATACCGTTTGGCAGTGCAGCAAAGTTAATAATTTCACCAGCAGATGTATATTGCAGTGTTGCCGTACCGTCAGCAAACGGAGTAGTAGGGGGAAATACGTTGTTTCCTGTAGGATAAGGAGGCGCAGTAGACCCAGATGTTCCGCCTGAAGTATAGGTATAAACAAAGATATTAGAAAAGACTACCTGACCTGCAGTTACAGTTGTGTTAGCAGTCCAGGGAGTAGCTACAGTACCCGTTGGTGTAATAGGTACTTGAGTTGTTTGAATGGTACGCAGACAACCGGTGTCTCTTACCGTTCTTTCTCTAGCTTCGTTGATGTAGGTTGTTAATTGAGACTGAGACCAAAAAACATTGTTGGAGTCATGCAACAGATTTTCAACCTGATTAAGATAATCCGTAAGCGTTGCCATGAAACTTCCATAGTTAAGCTACCCGTCTTTGAAAGGATTTTCCCCCAGCAGACTTTTCAATCCGCAGGGGTACTACGCCTACAGCCGAGGGTAACGAGCTGTTTTTTTCCGGTCTCTCAGTTGTTATTTCAAACTGGTCTAACTTCTTTAAACTTTCTTCAAGTTCGCTATGTAGTTTTATCCATCCATAACGAACCAAAATATGTTCTCTGTCTTCCAACTTGTAACCAAACAACTGCACAGCTCCTGCAAAAGGAATTTCTACAGTTTCGTTTTTCTTAAACTCATAAAGAACACCGTCATACCCTACCGTAAGTTCGGTGTTCCCCCTGTTGGTTACAAATACATTCATCAGAATTGAACTACGTCACCGTAAACTTGAATACTTGCAACGTTGGTATTTCCACTCGCCACTGCTACGTTGAAGTAGAGAGCTTGAGTTAAGTTACCAGTAATTGCAGTTGTTGTTGAATACGGTGTTGCAATTGTTAAGTCTTGGTATCTGCCTGCAGCCGTAATATTAGCCAAGTTAGTAGTAGCAACCACTGCGTTAGAAGTGTTGCCATCATTACTTGTTGTAATAGATACGTTCGCAGTAGACAAAGAACCAGTTGGATTGTTAATTGTGACTCTCCTCACAATAACAGCTCCAGAACCAGTAATGTTGCCTGAATTTGTCAAACCACCATTAACAAACGGTATAGTAACAACTGCGTTACCTACCGTTGCAAATGAAACAGCTTGAGCAGAACCAATACGACCATTCCCAAATGAATCCAAGTAATACTGACTGACTGAATCGGGATTAGCCATTTGTCACTCCTTAGACGTTGTTGTAAGTACCAGAAACTGGTTGTCCACCAGTAACCGTCAACATCACAACTGTTGTGTTAGATGTTGCATTGGCTGAGAAGTTCACACCGTCAGAGAAGACTAAACCACCAGTGTTGTTAGCTAAGAACAATGAGTAACCTGTGATGTTACCTGTTGCATTGATTGCTGTAGCTACGTTGATGGTTACGTTAGCAGTTGGTAAAACTGTATAAAGACCAGCAGGTATTGTGTTACCCACTGTTGTAGCAGTCATATTCGCAAACGTTACATACGCACCAGGCGTATTTGTGGTTGCCCCCGCAAGGATAATCTTATTAAGTGCTAATGACATTTGTAATTACTCCTTATAGTGACAAGTAGTTGTAGTTGGTAATCTTAGACATTGACTTGGGCTTTACAGACACCAATTCAGCAATCATAAGAACTGCACCAACATAACCAATTTGCCAGTTTGGAAGTGTGGACTCAAATCCTGTAAACACAAATGAACCTTGCTCATGGATGTAGAGCGACAAGTAGTTTGTATTGAGGAAGTACACAGTACCTTCTGGGCAATATGGGTCTGCGTAGATTGGAACACCAGCAACCATCAAAGCTCTAAATGCAGCTTGAGGACCGTTAGCATCACCATCAAAACCAGAACCAGGAGTGATGACATACTGCTCTTGACCTACAAAGTCTTGTGCTAGTAATGTCCATGTACCAAATCCGCAAACACCAAAGGTAGGTACTTCTGCACCTCTCTTCACTGTTCCAGAAATGTACTGAAGAATGTTTTGTCTTGTTGGGTTTACGTTACCTGCGTTGTAAACCTTAGACTGCCACCAAGTATAGGTGCTACGGTTGATGTTACCGTAAGTAGTCTGATATGTTGCACCACCTGTACCGTCATCCACAGCAGCTGGGAGTCCGATAAACTGTTGGTTGTTTGTGGTGTTGTTATACAAGGCAGTTGCCATTGCATCCATCATCACGTTTGTTGCATCATTCATACGAGCTTCAATCAATGGAATGATTGCAGCGTCTTGTTGAGCAACACCTTCCATACCGAGGAACGGTACGGGAGAAATCATCAATTTAAGGTCAAACTCAGCATTGAAAGCACCCTGTTGGACTGTTGGCTGGGCAAAAGAGCCAGAGTAGTCAGACCACTGAGCGTTAACAAACTGTGCGCCTTGAACTGGGACAGTTACAGAAGATACACCTCCAGATGCTTGCTGACTGTTGGCAATCAGCGCAGCCATGAGGGGCGTGGAGTTGTACAGTTGTACAACGAGTTTGGGAATAAAGGCTCTGCGAGTAACGTAAGTTAACTCAGTAAACTGAGAACTATTTGTTGAAGGCAGAATACCACCACCTATAGCCATATTAGCTCCTTAAAGATGGGCATTTCTGCCCCTACAAAACTTAATACCCTCTTACAAACCAATTGGACGTTGAGGCTTTCTCAAGTCCGCTAACGCATTTGCTGCTTCATTTCTAGCCGCACTTCTTGGGTCTTTCCAAAATGCTCCAAGGTTTAAACCCTTAATTGCACTTGGCTTGTACCCTGTAGGTGTAGGCTTTGCAGCTTGTTTCATGTACTCATAATACTCGGCAGCAGACTCATGGTTAGAGATGCCTTTTTCGAGCATTACTTTTTCAACCTGGTCAATCTCATCTTCTTTGACAAGACCTTTTTTAACCAAATTGTTTCTACGTTTTTGCAACTCTTCCATTGCCTCTTTTTCTCTGAGCTTGGCTTCTAAGGCTTGCACACGTTGGTCAGATGCAGTAATTGCTCTGTTGGTGTGGTCCTCAATATCCAACTCAGGAATAGGCATCCCAGGTTTGACTTTTTTGGTCATACGCAAGAAATCCTTGCGTGTATCTGGATTTTCCGCAAGCGTTTGAGCCAGACTAGCTAACTCATCTCTTGCTTCTAATGAAAGGTTTTCTAAAGACATTTTGTTACCCTCTTACCGTTGTTAAATAACTTTTTTACCGTCAGCTGGTTTTTCAACCCGCATACCATTTGTTGCAGCTTTTGTCGCACTTGTCAGACCACCAAACGTAGCATAACGTGGAGTATTAACTACAACGCCATGTTTTTGATTGTTGTCTGTGGGATTGCGGGGTGAGGATGCGCCTCTTGGTTTATATAAATCCATGATAACTCCTTACATTGGGGGTGGGGTCATACCGCCACCAGGAGGTGGAGGTGGGGGAGGCATACCACCTGGAGGTGACATACCAGGAATTGGCGCAGCAGCCATTGCTTTACCTTCAGGCGTTCCGCCACCAGCTTGTGGAAGTGTTTGCAACATCTGAAGAATTTCTGACTGCTGAAGTTCGTTTGTTTTATTTTTTCTTGCACCAAGAATTTTATTGATTGCACTGATAGCTGCAAGAGTGGCTTTGCCCTCTTCTGAATCAGAACCCAGCGCAGGTAGGGATTGCTCTAGTAAATCTTGAGCCATACCTAAATTAATTCTTGCTGCTTCTTTTGAACCCATCTTTGGTTCTGGAGTAGACATAGGAGAACCCATTGGAGGAACTTCTGCGTCTGACATATTTGGTCCAGGCATAGAAGGAGTAACAGGCACAGGTGCACCAGCAGACTGACCGCCCTTCATTAACTCCATCAATTTATCACTTGGAACACTCATATTTTCTCCTTGCCCTAGTTTGTAACCACTTACAAACCTTTTGTCAATAGGGTGAGGGGTATTTTACGACAAACCCCTCAAGTCGGTTTAATCCTTGCGGATTACTTACGCTTGTGTTTACGAGCTTTACGTGCCATGGTATTTCTCCTTATAGCAAGTGGTCACCTACTTCACAGGGGAGGCAGCCACACCCTTTTTCTTCTCAGAAAATTATCTACGAGTCTTGCGACCTGTTCTTCCGTGTTTTTTGTACATGATGATTCCTTGTGTTAGTGCTAACTTCTGGCGTAAGACCGTTGTGTTCTACCGCCAGACTGGTTTTTAACATTACTTGTTCTGTATGTCAAGCCAGGTCCTGAAGATTCTTTTTTTAAAGTTTCTGAAGACACCCGTGGCTGGTCTGCCCTAGACTGAGTTTGTGGTCCACCTACATTTTTTGTAGCCATCATCCCTCCTTCTTGTGCTCTACTTTACCGTGTTCTTTACCAGAAGAATGTTGGGGTTGTGAAGCCTGTTTTGCTTCCATCGTTTTAAGTCTCTCCAACAATTCTTCTTTCATAGGTGGCTCTATTAAATCAAGTAAAGATTTTTTGTCAATAGCCCCAGCTTTTAAAAGGTTAAACGCAAGAGTTCTGGTGTCCTCAGTAAAGATGGGCGAATTGGAGTGTCCGTCAACCTTGACAGTAAAGTGTTTAGTAAATTGTTCTGCAATAAACGGAACGCCATGCGTATCTTTAAAATGCGTGTCATCATAAAGCTGCAGTGCTTTTAGATAAAGAGAAGCTAACTTCTCTAATGAATCTTCAATGATGAGTGCACGTTTTTTAACTCTAGATGAACCCAGTCTAGCAAGTTGGCTTGCGTGTCCAGCAGAGCGTACTCCCGCCTCACCCTTGCCTTGTAAAACGTTGCCCACACCTGATGCTTCTTCAAACATTGCATCTACTTCCCTGATAACTTCAAAGAGGTCAGGAGGCATGGTTGGAGCCATTTTTTCTACTTTAGCGTTAGGCATATCTGTAGAAAGAAGTCCACCTGCTCGGTTAAGTGCAAAATTCTTTTCGTCAAGTATTCCCGTAAATCCAATCAAAGCAGTTGGTGGAGCAACTTGTTTTGAGAGCAGGTCAAGTATTTCTGACATTCTTTGGTTTCTAAGTCGTTGCAAGAAAATGAGTCTGTTGACTTCACTTCCTCCCCAGTAGTAGTCGTAGAGTGGGTTGGGGCATATTTGAACAAAAGGTAATTCACCCTTGATAAATACAGATTCACCTGGTCTGTCATAAATGATTACGTCTGGGTCTGCTTTTGTTATAACTCGGTAGTCAAGAATGTCATCATCCCAAACCCACAGCTCAGTCATCTCAACTGTATCTTCCCGAACTTCTGCTTTGTATCTATTGCCACCAGTCAAGTCTAAGTTGACGTTACCGTACATAGTACCGCCTTGTGTCCCCAGGTTAGATGCAGACATAAGTATGCGGTCAAGACCGTTTGCTATCTCTGTTCTTTCGTGGACCTGAGTGTTGATGCGTTCTAGTATTTTTTCTCTTCTAGGATGAGAGTAAAGTCTTGCGTAAAGTTCAGACTTGGTGATGTAGTATTTTTGAATGAGAGCTTCTTGCCTGTCGGTATAAGTGATGTCTTCTCTTAACACCCCCATAGACCCAGGCTCAATCATGTAAGGATGAATACCGTTATTGACAATCATCTTGACATAGGTTGTTCCGTACACCAGTGCCCAAGTCACAGCTGTAGAAAATACTTGGTCAGCGTTGCTATTTAACCACTCATTGTTCAACAACTTTGTTAAAGCAGGAATCTTGCGGTGTTCTTCTCCGTGAACCTCTGCCCCAAGGTTGATGGAGAAACGAGTAGTTTCTGCCGAGTAGAGGAAAGAAGTGACCTGGTCTAGATGCGGATATATTTTGTTGTAGATAGACGGAGCTTCATTCGGTCCGTTACCAAAGAGATACCAATTCCTTAGAGAGCCATAATCTGTTTTACGGTTCTCCAAGGAAACCTCGCACTTAAAAATAAGGTCGTTAAAGAACTCCTCTCTGTCTTGTGCGCCTTTTGGTATCTTCATTTATTACTCCAACTTTAAACCTTCATGGTCATTTTGAGTGCCTGGTCCTGGCATTGGGGGTCTAAATCTCCCGCCAGGAGCAACGTCACTGGGTAAAACGCTTACGGATTCATCACGGACAGGTTTAAACTGCCCGCCCATGACGGAATTGAGGTTGATATTACCACCATTACCCCACATTGCGCCACCTAATCTTTGTTTGACAATATTTTCCTCTTCCATCTTCTGATTATGAGCCATAGCCTCACCAGCTTGGGCAAATTCTTTGTCTGTGAGCTTATTATTGCGTTTTAAGTACCCAGTTTGGTGTTCACCTTCTTTTGTAGACTTAATATCGGTCATATTGAACTCTAAAGCGAGTTGTTCTATGTTTTTATCGTTTCTTTTGGTCTTTTCTGACTTTATAGCCACTGGTTGGAGAAAAATTACCGATAAATCCCCTTTACAGAACTTTATAGGGCATTTTGCCTCTCTAGATTCAAATACACCGTGTTCTGTACACATATAGTCTTTAAGAACTCCCATATCACCCCCTTTTTCAAGTTTTTAACAAAATATTGTCGAAATTTGCGTAATCGTGGCGGTTTAAAGGTTTGTTTTGTACTTTAAACCCCGTATTCGTCATAACCAACTTACTCATAGGTATCAAAGGTTGTACAGGTTCTTTCCTGTAATCAGGATAAGTTTCATTTGTACGCTTCTTCATTACCCGTATCTTTCCTTCTTTCCAATGCTTGTAGGCTCTATTTAGCCCCCTTTGGGTCTCTTCTGTTAGGGGCGCAGTACCCTCACGGAAGATGTAAAAGAACAATCGGTCAGATATACCTGCTAATTCACAAAAGTTTTTGATAGAAATGCCCCTGTCTTTGTCTTCTAAAAACAATTTCATCTCTACCATAAGTTGTTTCTTACTGAGGTTTTGTATCATTTCATTCTTCACAGGTTAATGACTAGACCCGTACATCCCTATCATTTTTAAATAATTGGAAACATTTTTTCCAACTGCAATTTGTTCAGGGGTGTATTCATCTTGTTTTGTTGACATCATCCTGGTAAGGCGTTGCGCTATCAATCTAGGTTGCACTTGTTCTGCCCATGCTATTGTTGCCAGTGCTGAAGCAATGACCCTGTCGTCTTTGCCACGACCAGGCGCACCTATGAATCCATTTTCACGAACAATGCCTTTCATCTCTTCTAAGGTGTCCATGCTGAATATACCCATCATGCCACGTTCAAAATAATCTTTCATGTAAGAGAGCATACGTTCTTTGGAAGAGCTTGTGGTCACAAATCCTATGGAGTTGGACAGACCACCCATAGAGTCTAAACGCCTCCAGATGTAATTAGACATAGAGCCAAGTACGTCCATGAGTCCACGACCAGTGCCTCCTTCCATAGCAGAAGCTAAACGTTTTAAGTTTCTGAGTTCGTTGATTACGGCTTGTCCTGGTCCGTTGACTTCGAGGTTAAGAGTCGAGTTTTTGTATGCTCCAGCAAGGTGAGCAATGACCCAAGCGAACTGGTAAGTGTTAAGCTCCGATGTGGCGAACTCAGCA